GTAAGATCCAATATGAAGAACCCGTAGCTCCCTGGCAGCTGATGCAGCTCATCAGGATCTCCATTCTCCATCGCAGACCTTCATTACCAGTAGCATAAAGTAGAAGATCTCTGGACTCAGCACACCAGTCTGATTTCCGTGGAAATTAATCTTTATTTTGCTCTTGACTATCTAATAAGATGGGACTATATAGTTATCAGGGGACGAGCCCAGTCAGGTAGCTCCTGTCCAATCCAGATTAGAATAAGAGAGGCGTCTGGCGTCCCTGCGCATTAGAAAGGAAGAAACAATGACTGAAGCATTAGAGAAAGATTACCAGAAGACCTGCGCAGAGCGCATAGATGAACAATGGAAGCTGAGGCGTGAAGATATCCAACAGTGGAATTTTGAAGGCCTGAGCTTTGACTACGTTGAACCGCATACATTCACAGATCAGCTGGAGGGATACTGGCGTTGGCAGTTCTCTTGGGGCGGGCCCAGCGACGAGCTCCGTGCATTCGTTAACGAGAACAATGAAATCCATCGCCTGGAATACTGGTTCATGGACTGGATGGACGGTGCTAAGCTGGAGCTGCAACCTGGAGACTCATGGCCAACAGAGTGGCAGAGGATGCAGGACTACATTGAGGCTTCGGCATGATTTGGATCGTTGCTGCATTGGCTGCTGCCCATCACCCGTACCTGGCAGTCTTCGTGTTCTTAGTCTGGTACGTGTGGCTGGGACTCTGGTGAGTTTCCATTCTCCATTCCATTCCATTGGTAACCATGTTACCAAGTATAATATATACAGGAAGGTACACCCCGCACAGAGTTCTACGGAAGTTCCTGTGAAAAAAAGATTTGACAAGTAAAATGAAATGGGATATAAAGGGATAATTAACCAGAAAGACGAAAGGATAAAACAATGTCGAAAGCTGTTAATATATTAGAAGTGCTAGAGAAAGCACACCAAAGTTCTGCTAGTGTTAGCAAGAAAAATA